CCACCGCCTTTCTTACCACCACCACCACCGGCAAAACCCATAGCACCTGCAACCGCTTGCCCTGCTTTTGCACCTGTACTCAACGGTGCAGTTAATACAGACATAATACCCTGAAAGATTGCCGCCTTCGCTGATGCCATTGCAATGTCAACAGCTAATCGCTTGAACATATCACCTAATGCAGTACCAATGCTTTGACCATTTATCATAGCATTGAACATATTGGTAATGGATTGCGTCAGGTAGTTTGCCGTGTCTGCTGCGAATGCTTCATCCTTCTTCAACTTTACCATATTCAATGCCATTGCTTGTTCTGCAAGAACCTTGTTTAATGTATTGTTGGAGTTAATTGTAAGTTGAAGATTGGTTAGGTCTTTTTGTTGGGGAAGGTTGATGCCTGCACTATCTACCGTTCCAGTTTCTAACCTACCCATAGTTGCTTTTAACCTATTAAGGGCAGTTCCTTCTACTAATAACCTGTTATAGTATTCAAGTTCTTTTTGTGCTTTTACATAAGCATTTTTTTCTGCTTCGGTAACTTCTACTGCTTTTGTTTTTTTGGTAGTATTTGTATCTACATTATCTGCATTATCCTCATAAGTTTGAGATAATGAGTTCATTTCTGTAGTTAATACTTTAATTGCAGCAGTTTTGTCTTTTGTTCGTGCAATAAAACCTGCTTCAGCTAAATTTAATTTTTCTTGAACAGTTAAAATTTGCCCTACTGCACCCATAGATGTTTGAGTTACAGTAGTACCTTCTTTTTGAATATCTAACTTTCTTTTTTCTAACTTCTCTCTTTCTTTAGCAATCTCTTGCTCTAATGTTAATACTTGCTTTTGCTTTTCAACAATAAAATCTTGTGCTGCTCTTGCTTTTGCAGCTTTTTCAATAGCTACTGATAATTTTAAATAAGCATCTCCAACATTGCCTGCAAGTAATTGCTCATCAGTAAGATTTGAAAGATATGAACCATATGATTCTCTTGCCTTTTCTATTGCATTATTCCTCACATTCATAGACAAGTTCGTGTTAGACATTGTCTTGAATAGCAGGTCAAGTTCTGTTTTTTCCTTTGCTAAAGTAGCAATATAGTCATCGTTTACTTTTTTTGACCCTTCCATTGCTTCTTTGCTATCAATCAACCCCCTCGTCCAGTTCCCGAATCCTAATTGCGCAAACTGCAATCCGGCAACAAGTGCTGAAATGGCTAACCCAGCTGCACCGGCCGCAGGTAAGATATTCGTTAAGTTGTTGGCAATCGCATTAAATCCATAAGGCAAATCCTGTATTACCCTACTTACACCCGTGAAATCTTTACCTAACTTCTGCGTAGCTCCACCTGCACCCTTCGATGCTTTCTCTACCCCATCAAGTGAAAGGATAGTTTCCTTAATCGCTGCAATGGCTTTCTTATTGTCAGCACTAATTAATATTTCGAGTTTTTCCGGTGCCATTGCTTTATTTTAATGCTTCGTGTAATTTCTTCATATTCTCAATAAACTGCTCCTGCGTCAATCTCTCCCCCCTATCCGGCTGCTCGTCCGTTGACAAAGGTAAGAAATCTGTTATGCTTTTGCGCCCCTTCGTGTCCGTGTTCGTGCAGTACATTACATACGCTATCAACCTTGCCCTTTGCCATTCAGCCAACTGCTTCGCTTCATACGCTTTGCGATATAATAAAAAATCTCGCCACCGAATAGACCAAAACTGCTCAATAGTCAGGCCCGATTCAATGGCGAGAATTATAACTTCATCCCAGGTCTTATCCCGGTGGTTTAACTTTTTTTTTCTTCGTCAGGTACGTTTTTATCAGCAGGCACATCCGGCACCATTGCCTTCATAGTGTACTGGATGAATTCAAGTACCTGCGATCCTGTGAACTGCAATCCACCACCTTCATCAATCAACTGCGATGCTTCCCTTTCGGTTATCACTTTACCGGCTCCCTCACTTGCCGCCTGCACCATTGTGATAACGTGCTTAAAGGTTAAGGATTGCCCATCGTACATCTCCAACATCTTACCTATTGGCAAGTTGCCATTCATTTCGCAGAATCGATGCATCGCCCAGTTATTCCATAACAAACTAACTGCGCCCGTTGGTGTTTTTAACTCAAATGCTACGGGCATAAATTAGTATGTCTTCGTTTGGGTAAGTGGAGCATTCTGTACCTGGAACTCCGCATCAAACTTCAGCAGGTCTTTGTCAGTAGCATCCAATGAAAGCGAAGTAACAAAGATATTACCGCTATACACGATGTCGCCTGATACAGCAACTGCAGGACCGAAACGGGCAGGGATGGAATCACGGTTAACAAGCAGGGTATAAATCCTGTCATAGCTTTCACGGCTACCGCTACCTGTTTGGTCAATGGCATGGCCGGAACAACTGATAGTCTGACTTACGGAATTACCGGGAAGTTGCTCATCGCCACATTTACTATCGGCATCAATGGCATCACGGGTGATCTCCATTGAATTAGAAGTAAGGCAAGCAACGGTAAGGAAAGAGCCGTTTCTGTCGAAGTCCAGTTGAAGGATTATGTCCCTCGCATTTACAAAAGTGTAACTCATATTTATTGTGTTTGTGAAATTATAAATTCATACCGCAAAATTACACGAAAAGTGTTATCAAATGGATCCAAGTCTTCCAGGTTAGTTACCGATGCCAAAACCACATTTTTACAATCCCATCCCACAGGTAACACAACCACCGTATCACTATTGACCGCACCCATCACCGCATCCGCTATTTGCTCCGCTCTCTTGAACCCAAAGTTACTACTTTTCGTTGTTATATCTATGTTGACGGAAACCATGTTAACGTAACCCTCCTTGCCTTGTTCCTGCCCAGATGTTCTACCCGTAATGGTAATGTATTCAGCCGGCTCATTAGCAGGCACCATAGCATCGTACACATCAACATAGGTATAAGCGGCAAGTTGGGTAACTAACCATTTCTTTATCTCTATGGCAGGGTTTTTCATTATCATTTGCGCAACAAGTTTTGAATCCGCTTAATTAGTTTGGGTCTTTCATCAAGATAGGCCGGGATAAGGAATGGTTGTGGCTTGATGCCGTTTTTCAGTATAAAGTAGGCCATTCTTTCGGCAACCCTCAAATCTTCCGATAACCTTTGATCTCTATTGCCTATCCTTCTTTTTGTTTTTACCTTGTACGTTCCTGCTAATTTGTTGCGCTTAACATAGAAAATTAATGCAAGTATCAAATCTCCATAATCGCCTTTACCTTTCCCCCTGAATTGTGCAGCATAAGCAGCGAACCCATTATGTATCGGGTGGGTCATTGCTTTTTTCTTTGTGCCAAACTCTACATAAGCAGCATACCCAATATCCGAATAAACCGATTTCATCAACGGCTCACCAATGTTATGCTTTATTGATTGCCGTAATTTACCCAAATTAGCAGGTGCCATCCGCTTTGCATTGCGTTCAATGTTCAATGCGGATTGCGACATCAAGTTATTAAGACCTGGCCCCATCCTTTCAGCAGCAATGTCAAACATCTTTCTGACCGCCTTGCCCCCCACTAAATTCATGCTGAATTCGGCCATTACTTAAAGATTTGTATTTCCAAATATTCATCCTTATTCTCAACATTCGTAATAGAATGAATGGTGTATTGCTCACCGCTTATTTCTAATCTGTAGGTCTGATCGATTGTAAGGGGGTAGCGCACGAATACAGTAGCTGATGCCGTGTAACTTACCTGCGCTGCAATCAAAGAACGGCTATCTCCAAGCGGAATAAACATACCCCAAATGGTACCGACATTCGCATAGGTAACCGTATAACCCCCCTCACCATCAATCACCTGTGTAGGTTGCAGTACCCCAATCGGCTCATGCAGTAGTTCTGCTGACAGATAATTCGGTCTTGTACCTTTTAACCTCATATTATTGGCGATTGACGGGTGAACTGCTGACACGCTCTCCATGCTTTTTCACAGATGCCCATACCATCGGCATTTGCTCCCCTATTTTCGTACATATGATTCACCTGGTCAAGTATGGCATCTTTTAACGCAGCCGGCACATGGGTATAACCTACCGTATATTCTGCTCTCATATTCTCAATCTGTGGAAAAGTAATTCGGGGATAATTACCGCCTATGATTCGTTTGTCGGTCAGTACGGTACCGGTATAATCATCGTACAAAGTAATCGCTGAAGTAATCGGGCCGTATGGCAGTTGATAGGCACCCCCCTTATTACTAAACCATACTTTGACCTGCTTTGTTATTACGCTGATACCTGCTGCATCTTCGATTATCTTTCGGGCAGAACTAATCATACGGGCAATCATAGCATCTTCAATAGCATGGCTTACCCTAATGTATAGTTTAGCTTCTGCAAGCGTTACCGGCTCCGCATAGCTTACCTCCGTTACCTGCGAGTCTATTGTAAAAGAGTAGTTACCCATTGTTCAAAGTTTATTAATTTATCATGCGGCCTTAACTGCTCTGCCCTGTCAAATGCCGCCCTGCTGCAAAGTTCGTAATTATTCACCACATTTTTGATAGCGTTCACCCATTGGTGAGGGCGGTCAGGGCTGCAATAGATACCGGCATCGCCACAATTCTCACGCAGCGCAGGCAAATCACTTACAATGCAAGGGATCCCCGATGCCATTGCTTCCGTTGCCGTTCTTCCCCAACTCTCATATTGGGATGGCATCAAAAGTATCTTTGTGCGCTTGTATGCATTCCTAATATCTGGCTGATTCGCCCAAACGGTTACATTTTGTAACTCTTTATAAATCTGTTCACCATAGCCGCCCTGCACGGCAAGGAACTTGTATTCGGGCATCATTTGCGCCACCTGGTAGAATAACTCTGCCCCTTTATTGCGATTGAGATTAATTAGTGTTATTTCTTCCCCCCGTTCAACCCGATAATGGTCAATATTCACAGGTGGTTGCAGGATGAATGAGTTGTTGGGATATTTGCCGTGTTCACTTCCCCAATGGGAATTATACACAACGTTTATATGCTGATTCCGCCTAACGGAAATATAGTTAAAGGTATTGTGAGCAAACCATACGGCCGGCTTCTTTGTCTTCTTGCAGTCCTCTGCCACATCTGCTGCAAAATCTAATTGTGTGAAAATTACATCTGCCCAATCATGGTGAAAGTACCAATCATGTGAGCGATTAAAAACGGGTATTCCTTCAAATTCGTAGTACTCATTGTTCATTGCGCTGGTCATAACCTTGACGAGATGGCCACGCTCCATTAACCACTTGTTTATCTCGTGTGCGTTCCATTCCGAGCCGGACTTTGCCTTCGGGAGATATTGCTGCACGTGCCACAATACACGCATTTTTCGAGGGTTTTCGTTCACGCTTTTTCATGCTAATAATAAGGGGGATGGAATCCCACCCCCCTCATTGATTTTAGATAGTAGCGTAGATAGCGGAGTTAGGAAGCATCAAGTTAATGGCTTCGTAACACTCAATCCGGGCAGTAACCATGTTGGTAACGAAGTTGTTTTGATCTTCGTAACTCAACTCAATGTTTACACCGTTCACCTCAACTCTTTCGATGAAGCTATTGTCTATCAAGAAAGCACGGTCATTCGGTACCCAGTTGCAACCTACGATAGGAACACCGGCAATGTTCAACACACCGGATTGACCGATAGTAAGACCACCGGCACCCATGTAGTAACCATTCGTAAATGATTCGTTCAGCAGCAAAGACCATTGTGCGTTAGAAACGAACACAACAGATGCAGCAAAATCACCTGCACGCAGGTTACCAATCAACTGGATAATCTTACCCAAATCGGCAGAAGCAGAAGTAGTGGTAGAACCAGTAGCGGCACCGGATACGGTAGAGAAGAAAGCAGCGTTTTCTGACTTGAAGAAATCACGAGTCAACAAACGGGGTAAGGTTTGGCTCATGAATGGCAGAGATGCAAGCATCTGGCGGCTGAATTTGCTGAAACCTGCGATGAACTGATTTACAGTCTTTACTTCAGTCAGAGAGTAGTTATTCTCCTGCTTAAGTGAACCTTCAAGTTGTGCAGCGATGTTGTTGGCATTACCAGTAGCCTCACGATAGGTTACATACAAACCAGTCGGGCTTTGAGTGGTAGGCACGAAATCACGGAAGTTAACCAGCTGATTAGGTTGGATTGCTTGGCGAGTGTTGTAAGTGGCAACGCTATCACCGGAAAGGTTAGAAGCCAATGTGATTGTTTTAACCTCTGGAAGTTCCAGGTGCAGACGGCCATTCTTTCTCATTTCGGCTTCGATGTTCACACCTTCGAGTTTCTCGGCAAGTGCTTCGCTGAATGATTTGCCTTCGGGTTGACCTTTCTTTACTTTAGTGGTCAAAGCATCGAATTGTGCCTGCATAGCATCTTTGA